GTCACGCTTCAACGAGCGATGTGGGACTGGGTACGCAAAGGCGACCGCTCAATCTACCTCCAGCACTCAGACAAAGTCGCTGGAGAGATGGTCGAACTCCTGACCTGGCCGTTCCCGATCCAGGCCGATCTCGCTGTCCCGAACCAGGGCGTATCGAAGTTCACGTTCCCTGCGAACACGCCGTTCCTCGGCGTTGTCTGGGAGGACTGGGCCTGGGATCTCGTCAAGCAGGGCGAACTACGGGGCTACTCGATCGGTGGCAAAGCCGAGCGAGTAGAGGCAGATCTACCCGACCACGAACTGCTCTAGTTCCGACAGACGTACTTGTTGCGCTCAGGATCCCAGGTCAGCAGGATCGGCTTCCTTTCCTGATCTCGGATCTGGTCTCGGAGCGCCGAAACGCTGGGCTTTTCAGTCATTCGGGCTCGTTTGGCTCGCAAACTACGGCGGCGTTTCGGGCTGAGCCCTCCTCGGATCCCATACAGGTCGGGGTACTCGTCGTCGGCAAGCACGTCGTCTAGGCACTCGATCCTGACGGGGCATTCTCGGCAGATCTGCTGGGCCCGTTTCGCCTGTGAAATCTCGCCCTGCTCAGGGTAGAACAGGCTGGTTGGCATACCGAAACAGGCAGCTCGGGATCGCCACTCCTGGTTTTCTCTCATGGCTCGTATCCCTCTCCGAAACAAACGATGAACTTCACGTTCTCGAACTCCAGAAACTCCCGAACCCAGGCTGTTTCTCCGTCAGCCTGAAGCGGAACCTCCAGAACGAATGTTCGTAGTTTATGGCTCACAGCGCCGATCCTGCCAAACAGTTCGTCCCCTGATCTGAGGAGAATCGCCACGTTCTGTTTCTCGAGCGCCAGCAGGATCGGGCTGTTCTCCAGGGCCGACGGAGCCCCGAACGTAATGACGGGCAGTTTGCCCGATGAGGGTGTGATCGTCATCGGCGCTCCCTGAAGATCTCTCGGATCGCCACAACAACGATGAGGACCCAGAATGTGGTCGCCAGGATCACGCTCACTGTTTCGCCTCCTCTTTCTCCAGCAGATCGTAGGCGAAGTCTAGGAAATGATCCGTCCAGGCTCCGCTGTCTCGCCACTTCTCCCACATTTCGGGTTCGTGTTTCTCGAGTAGCGCCTCCTGATCCTGATCGGGGGCCTGTTGAGCGAGCCATTCCCTGAAGTGAGCGTTCTCCTCTGGGGAGCCCAGGTAGGCGTCCTGGAACCTCTCTGACATCCGTTCTGACCATGTTTGGGACATGATTCCTCCTCTCACAATGACGAAACTAGCGGTCGCCCCTGGCAGCATTTAGGGGCGACCGCTAGCGGTTGGGGGGATCTGGGAGGCTCAGGAGAGCCGAGGGCGAGGATCGAAGCGATCTCCGCAGGAGTGACAGCGATCGCCGTCCCAGTATTTGGAGCCACACCAGCACCGATCACAGCCCTCCTCGGGCAGACGGGGGCGCTGGGGAGCCTCTGGCTGGCGCTGAGCGACGCTCATGCGTTCACCTGGGCGTTCTTGTTGAGCGTGGCAACCGAAGCCTCGGTGAGGAACATCATCTCACCGCTGGCGTTGATCACAGCGATCGGGAACTTCCTCCGCTTCGGGGCGATCCCAGCGAAGTAGAGCGTCTGCCCCTGAACCTGGATCTCGGTGCCGAGCGGAGCGGTCAGTTCCGTCTGAGTGAAGTTGGGAGCCTGCCCGTAGGCGCTGAACCCGAACTTTGTGTAGTACTGAGCCTCAGGAGTTGCGAGGTTCACGCCGTTGGGCCCCAGTTCGATCGCCGTTGCCGTGATCTTCCACTCGAACCAGTCTCCGTGCCCCCACTTGACCTGCTGGGTGTCCAGATTGTGGCGCTTGAGGATCTCCTCCATCGCCGTCTTCATTTCCTGTGCCACCTGGGTGGCGGTTTCCTTGCTGACCATCTCTGGCCTCCTCTCTCTGTTGGGCTCTCTGCCCATAGACACAATGCCGAACTCAGAGCCTGAGCGCAAGGCATAACGGCATTATTCCCGAATAACCGTCTGACCAGGGCTAAAGATCAGCCTCAGAGCGCCTGGTAGCGAAGAATCCAGCGAGATCAGCCTCTCGGGCCATGATCTCCCGAGCGTAGTACGCCCGATAGTTGTTGTTCAGTTTGAAGTCCGAGTTCGGATCCTCGCTCCTCATCGCCGAGTTGTAGCGCAGAACCTCAAACAGGGCGGCAATTCCGTAGTGCGCCCAGCCTCGGGATCGGAGCCCCCGAGCCAACGCCACCAGTTCCCGATACACCCAGGGGTTCGCCTGATCGAACTCCTCGAATCTGCGCCGAGCCTCAGCCTCGGGCTCGAGCGCCAATGCCAACTGTTCCATTTGTTCTCCTCTCTCTGGTCTGCCAGATCACCGAACAATAAGGAAGCCAGCCCTCCGAATGGGGGATTTCGGCGCTCCAGCCTGATCGCCTGCCAGATCATCGAACAAATGATCGGCCAGATCTGTTACGCTCTCGGCAGGAGGGAAAACATGACGCTCAGAGATCTACTGTCCGAAAACCAGCCCCGAGTTGTGCCAGGCCCGAAGTGTGCGATCGCACGAATCAGGCAGAGCCTCGAGCCCGACGACCAGGCAGCTCTAGACGAGGCGATCGCCAAGATCCGGCAACACCGAGACATGGGCTTTACGCAGGGGCAAAGCGGGTACAACTGCTCCTGGCTCCAGAGCAAACTGACCGAGATCGGCCACCAGATCTCGGTTCTCGTCGTCCAGAAGCATGTGCGCGGTGGTTGCGCCTGTGGCAACTAATGGGAACATCTCGATCGAACCTGCCCCAGGAGCAGAAAGCAGACCGCAGTCTCGCTGGCTCCCTGTCCGAGCCTCCCGACCGGCCAGTCACGGCAACCCATAAACGGGACGCCCTCGGCAGGATCGCCGATCTCCTCGAGCGAAACGGGATCGACATCGAAGAAGTCGGCAGAGTTCAGCGAGTCAGCCTGTACCAATCTCTGACGAAGAACGATGAGGGGGAGGCTGAGATCCATGATCTCGTCGGCGTCCAACTCAGCCCAGCGTGGGAGGACGGACCGGCATGGCCTGTGATCCAGCAGGGCCCCCAGTTCAAACTCCCACCGGCACCCAAACGCCCTCGCCCCGAACGATCATGGAAAACAGCGGTCGTCCTGCCCGACATTCAATGCGGATACTTCAGGCTCCACGACGATTCCCTGGAATCGACGCATGACGAGCAGGCGATCGAGATCGCCCTCCAGATCCTCAGGGATACACGCCCCGATGTCGTCGTCCTCGTCGGCGACAACCTCGACTTCCCAGAGTTCGGAAAGTACCTGGTCACCGCCCCGTTCCAACGAACCACCCAGGCGGCAATCGACAGAGCGACCAAACTCTGCGCCGAGCTGCGAGCCAACGCCCCCGAGGCCAGGATCGTCTGGATCGCTGGCAACCATGAGGAACGCCTCCCTCGGAACATCGCAGCGAACGCCTCAGCAGCGTTCGGACTCCGCAGAGGCAACACGCCGGAGTCCTGGCCTGTCCTCTCCGTCCCGTTCCTCTGCCGATTCGATGACTACGGGATCGAGTATCTCCCTGGCTACCCAGCCTCCTCGTTCTGGATCAACGAGCGCCTCCGAGTCATTCACGGAGATCGCCATACCAGCAACGGAGCCACAGCGACGAAATACCTGAACAAGGAGAAAGTCAGCGTCCTCTACGGGCACATCCACCGCTGAGAATGGCTCGAGATGACACGCCAGGATCACGACGGCCCCAGGACAGTTCTCGCCGCCTCCCCAGGCTGTCTCGCCAGGATCGACGGAGCCGTCCCCTCCACAAAGGGAGGCACCGATCTGGACGGACGCCCAATCACCAGATTCGAGGACTGGCAACAGGGCCTGTGCGTCGTGGACTATGAGGAGGGCGACGGATCGTTCTGGCTGGAGATGGTGCCGATCCGAGAGGGCAAAGCCAGGTGGCGAGGAACCGACTACTCTGCGGAAGATGACCGACCGTAGCGACTCCTGGTTCGATCTCTCAGGAGCCGTTCAGGCTGACGCTTTCCACGCCTCGAAACTTCTGGTTATGGGCCCCCAGGGCGTTGGCGAATCTGTAGCAATAGCATTCAGAAAGAAACTGACAGACCAAATCTCCTACTTCCTGCTGAACCCGAGCCTCGCTGTCCAACTCGGCTGGCTGCTCATCGGAGTCGCCTCCGAATACATCGAAGCGGAGGGGCTCGAGGAGGGAATGTTCACAGATGAGGAGGAGGACGAGGAATGAAAGTAACTCTTGTTATCTGGCACGACGCTCACGGCGACGCTAGTTCGTGGGTTGATCTCGATGAGATCGGTGACGACGGGCCCTGCGTCGTTCATTCGTGCGGGCTCAGACTGAAACCAGGTAAGGGCGGCAAACCAGGGCACGTATCTATCGCTCAAAGCATGACCCATTACGGGGATGTAGACTCGGTCCTCCACATCCCCTCGGCGATGGTCGTGGAAATCCGTGACTTTGAGAAAGTGAAACCGAACAATGGGAAAGCCAGGACTAACCGCAGGGCAGGCGAGAACAGCGGTGGAGTTTCTGCGCCGAGTAACCCCTAACGGCTGGGACGAAAACGAACGATTGTTCGCCCTGATCCAGATCCTCGAACAGATCGCCAAGAGCCCCCAACGACCTACAACGAAGTAGGCAATCTGAGCGGATACCGTGTATCCCGATGGCTCGCAGTCGCAAACTCGCAAACCTGGTCGTCAATGAGACGAGCGGTGTCGATCACCCAGCACACCTCCATGAGGGCTGGCTGGTCATCAAGAACGCGGCCGAGCCAACTGACCCCGACACAGAAGGAGCAGACGACGTGGAACTGAACGTCAGCGAAGTGGAAGAGCAGGCCCCCGTCGCCGCCTCGGTTGAGGCTCCCGACGTGGAACTGCGGAAGGAAATGACCAACCTCCGTAAGGAGTTGGAGGCCCTGCGAGTCGAGAAGGAGGTGCTCGAGGCTGAGCGTGCTCTGGAGAAGGCCGTTGAGGCCGCTGAGGCATGGGCGTCGATCCCTGGCGTGAACGCTGCCGAGTTCGGCGCTGTTCTGCTTTCCCTCCGCAAGTCGGCCCCGACCGAAACCGCTGTCGTTGAGGAGATCCTCACCGCCGCAGCTCGCACCATCTCCGAGGCAGGCATTCTCGAGGAGACCGGCGTGTCAGGCGCTCCCGAGGCAACCGACGCCTGGGGAATCATCAAGGCTCGCGCCCAGGAACTCGTGAACGCTGGCGAAGCGAACACGATCGAAAAGGCCGTCACCATCGACGCAACTCGCGACATGGATCTCTACAACCAGTACCTCTCCGAGAAGGGAATCTGACAAATGGCATACGAAGGCGCACAGATCAAGTTGGGCAACCTCACGGCTGCCGCCGACTTGTCCGCAAAGCAGTACCACTTCGTTAAGTTGGCCACTGCGACCACCGTGAACGTCTGCACCAACGTTACGGACGTGCCGATCGGCATTCTCCAGAACACCCCGACCGCTGGTCAGGCAGCCGAGATCACGATCTTCGGAATCTCGAAGGTCGTCGCTGACGGCAACCTCGCCGCTGGCAACATCATCGGAACGTCTGCCGACTCGCAGGCCGACGCCATCACTCGCGGTTCGGACACCACCGTAACCGTGATGGGACAGGCGATCGAAGCCGGAGCGGCTGGACAAACCGTCACAATGTTCCTCAACCCGTCGAACTGTCTCGCGGCCTGACCTAAGGAGTAAGAACAATGCCTCAGCCCACCCAGTCACAGGTCCATGTTGACGCGATCCTGACCAACCTCTCGGTCGCCTACATGAACGAGGCCGACAACTTCGTCGCCTCACGGGTTTTCCCGACTGTCAATGTCCAGAAGCAGAGCGACAAGTATTTCACCTACACACAGGCTGATTTCTATCGCGACCAGGCTCAGAGCCGAGCCGATGGTACCGAGTCGGCTGGCTCGGGCTACGGCCTCAGCACGGCGACGTACTCGTCGCAGGTGTGGGCTCTCCACAAGGACATCGGCGATCAGGTTCGAGCCAACTCGGACTCGCCGCTCGATCCCGACATGGACGCCACTCGCTTCCTCTCGCACCAGATGTTGATCCGTCAGGAGCGAGATTGGGCCTCCAACTTCTTCACGACCTCGGTGTGGGGCAACGACAGCACCCCGTCGACGTTGTGGGACGCCACCGGCTCGGATCCGATCGGCGACATTCAGACGGGAATCAACACGATCTTGTCGGACACCGGCTACCTGGCGAACACCCTGGTGCTCTCCTACGCCGCCTACAAGACGCTTCGGAACCACCCCGACTTCGTGGATCGCTACAAGTACACCAGCGCCGACTCAATCACGCCGGAACTGGTCGGAAAGGTGCTCGATCT